GTTTTGAAGTTTTCGGTTAAGCATTATTTGTCTTTGAAGCGTCATGCTCTAAGTGACAATGACATTGAGTTTGTACACTTCGGTGTGGTTCGTGCACATAGAAATATTGTGCGCAGCTATATCAAGGAAGCAGACGTAAAGCACCTTGGAGGTGTCAATGGTCGTCTCGATGTTTGTGAGATTGATGACAAGAGAAGTGTTATTGAAAAGAATACTCGCACTGTGCACATTAGTACGTTGCAGTATGGCGAGGATCTGAGAGTTAGTGGCAAACAAGTCAAACGTTACTTTAATTACAAAGCTCCTACTACAATTGGTGACTGTGGAGCCCCATTGTGCATTTTAGATAATGGTTCTTACAGTGGGCGTACTGTTATTGGTATGCATGTTGCAGGATCTTCTATGAGGCAAGTTGGGTATTCCACTATTTTAACTCAAGAGATGATAGAGAAAGCTCGTAAGGTTATGGACGTTGTAGATGACAAGTTTGTTGAAGACTTGGTAGAGCGTGGCATAGATTTCCAGAGCGGCAATGAATTGCCGTTTGAGAACAAAGGTAGTTTCTTGCCTATTGGTGAGGCTACTCGAGTTAACATTTGCATGAAGTCTGCTTATTATCCAACTGATTTATATGGCAGGTTTGGTGAGTATTCTCATTTGCCTGCTAGGTTGAGTCCAGTTTATAAGGATGATGGAGTTATATATCCGATGGAAAATGCCGTCAAGAGTTACTCTTCCCCATTATTGGTCTATGAGCAGCCTTGGCTCAGTCATGCTGTGCATGTGGCTATGAAGCCGTTTACACAGTTTACGATTGGTGCTACTAGGCGTATTTATTCTTTTGAGGAGGCTATTGTTGGCATTCCTGAGGAAAAATTCAGGAGTCTTCCCAGGGGCACAGCTGCTGGTTATCCTTATGTTTTAGAGGTTACTGGCGGCAAAAAGGCGTTTTTCGGTATTGATGATAAGTATGACTTGACTGGCGAGAAAGCTCTTGAGTTGCGTGAGCGTGTCAACTACATTGTAGAAAGCGCTAAGCGTAATGAAAGGTTGAGTAACGTTTTTGTTGACTTTCTTAAAGATGAGCTACGTCCCATTCACAAAGTGAAAGAAGTGGCGACTAGGCTCATTTCTTCGGCACCGCTTGATTACACTGTGGCGTGGCGCATGTATTTTGGAGCTATTTCTGCTGCTTTTATGCGCAACAACACGGTGACAGGCATGTGCCCTGGTATTTGTGCTTACAGTGATTGGCCTACTTTAGCAAATGTTTTGACTAGGTTTGGTGAACATTGTTTTGATGGTGATTTTAAGTAATTTGATTCAAGTGAGCAGCCTAGCATCCACGACGAGATTTTGAACTATATTAACCGTTGGTATAATGATGGAGATGAAAATGCTCGTATTAGGAAGGTGTTGTGGTTGGATTTGGTCCATTCACGACACATTGGTGGTTTGGGCACGGATCAGAGACACATTTACCAGTGGAATAAGTCTTTACCTAGTGGTCATCCTTTTACTACAGTAGTGAATTCTATGTATAGTTTGGTGGCTTTGGTTTCTGCGTATATCCATATCACAAAGAATATGACTGATTTTTGGAATAACGTTAGTCCAGCCACTTTTGGTGATGATAATGTTGCTAATGTTCATGATGCTGTCAAAGAAGTTTATAATCAACGCACGGTGTCAGTAGCTTTGAAAGAATTGTTTGGTTTGGTTTACACCCCCGGAGATAAGACCGGTGAGTTTAAGGAAACTTTTCCTATTTCTCAGTTGACTTTTCTTAAGCGTGGGTTTATTTGTGAAGACAACGACTGGCTCTGCCCTTTGGAGTTGGAGAGCTTTTTGTATGTTCCTTATTGGAGCAAGAACAAGAAGGAAGAGCGCAGGATGAAGATTGCGGCTTTTGAGACAGCTTTGGAAGAATTGAGTATGCATCCTCAGCATATCTGGGATAAGTATGCTCCGATGATTTCTGAGGTTATGGATGAGTATGGTCATGTGAGTAAGGCTCGCATTGACAGAACGCAATACCGGATGGTCGCTAAGTCACGGACTGACAACTGGTATTGAGACGATTGCATATACGCACTTTTCTTCTGCAAATAAATGGCTGCATGGGAAAATGAAGAGTGGACAGGGCGTCGTCAGGAAGCGTGGCTTTTTAGCCTTACTACTCAGGGCC